TTGGCATAGTCGGCGGAACTCCGCTGGCAACATCCCCGCCGCCAGGGCAAGGCTATCACCCTTCAGCCCGAGCGCGGCAGCGTCATAAATCGCCTGAAGGCGGGCCTCAGTGGCCTTTAACTCGCGGGGCTCATACGGGAGCGATTTGAACATGTCGCAACAGTACCGTGCGCGTAAGGAATTGACAAGCGGTGTGCAGGATCCCCTGCCGGGAGGCCGCGATCTCGAACATCCGTCGAGCCTGTGTGCCGGGGCGGAGATTGCCTTAGATATGCAGCACGATTGTGCCTTCAGCTTCCTCCCGGTCGCTACCAGCGCATCTGGTCAGACACCGCAGCGAGAGCATAGTTGCGCGCGGCGTGTAAGGCAATAGTTGTTTGCTGAAAAAATAAAAAAATTTTTGTGCAACCCCTACGTACCAGGTACAACCCTCGCGCGGGCCGCCCCACCCCCTCAGTTGCAACAAAATCCTGTTTGCTCGGCGTGGTGGGCAATGTGGGCACGACCCACGCGGCGCGCGGCGGTGTGGCGCGCGGCCTAGCAGGCGTGGGCAATGTGGGCAATCTGTTTTCAGGTCGTGTTGTGGGCAATGTGGGCAATCGGGCGTAAACTCGTGTTGTGGGTCATGTGGGCAATGTGGTCATCGAAAAAAAATCGGCGCGGCCCCAACGGTGCGAGCGCTGCACGCTGTATGCTGTATATCCATACAGTATATTTTTTTTACTGACTTAAAAAGAAAAAGATGACCCACAATGCCCACAACCCCATCCGCGCCCTATGTTTTCAGGCCTTTGCGCGTGGGCAATCTGCCCGCATTCCATGACCCACACCATGACCCACAATGCCCACAAAATGCTACGCGCTGGAGGCCACTATTATTTGTAAAATAATCCTTGACAGACTACGCGCGCGCGTCTAATCTGCACCCATCGACAACGCACCTGGAGCACCACGCCATGACCTACCGTTACTCTCACGTCCTCGCCACGCTCGCCGCGCCGCTACTGATCGCCGCGCCGTGGGTCTACGCCGACGCGTTCATGCCCGTCTATCTGGCGGGCACGTTCGCTGCCGTATGCGCCGCCGTGTCGCGGGCTTGCGGCGATTGATGACAGACTGTAAGATTATTTCGTTCGATGCACTAAACTAACCTAAAGGAAAATTCGCCATGCAATACACTCTCACTGTTTCCCTTGCCACCCTGCGCGCTGCCCGTACTCATTCGGCTGATAAGGACATCCGCACCTATCTGTGCGGCGTCTATCTGGACACTAAAGCCGGTAAGGTGGTGGCCACTGACGGCCACCGCATGCTGGTGGCCACTGCGCGCGGCGTGAAGGTAGACGCGCCGCCCGTCATCATTCCGAACGACCTGCTAGACGCCGCGCTGAAACAATTCGGCGGCGAGTATGCGCGCGGTAAAGCGCTCGGCGTCGTAGACGTGGCCGTGACGGTAGACGCCAGCGCACCAAGTGCCAGCAGCGCCCGTGTGGTGACGATTAAAACGCCATCCGGCCAAGTGCAAGGTGTAGAACTTAGCGGCCAATTCCCTGAGTGGCGCCGTGTGGTGCCGAAAGCCGATGACGTCGCAACATTCGCGCCCGCCGTGCTCAATTGGGAATACGTCATGGACGCGTGCGAAGCGCTCACCATCGCCGCCAATATTGGCAAGGCGAAAGCCGGCCAGCACGCCACCCGCGTGCAGCAACGCGGCGAGTTTCCGGCGATTGTGTGCAGCTCTAACCCTAACGTCATGGCGCTGGTGATGCCCCTGCGGAACGGCCTGCACGCTGAGGCGCCGCAGGTGGCGTGCCGCATGGCGCACATGGACGCGCTGCCCTACAGCGTTGAGACCGCCGAGCGGGTGGAGCTGGAGGCCGCCGCCGCCGTGTCCGCCGCAGCCTAACATGACAAAACGTGCGGCGCCCGTGGCCGCACGTCTACGGGTGCGACCCGTACTGATGAGCCACTAACCTAAACTGAAGGACACTACGCCATGCAAACGCAAACGACCGATAACGTCATCACCCTACACTCGCCGCGCGACACGCTGCGCGAGACCATCCTCGACACGCTGCACGCATGGGTGCGCCAGCGTCCCAACCTCGACCCGCGCCACTATATCCGCGACTGGGACGACCACGCCGGGCGCGCCGCGTACCGCTCCGACTCGCGCGCCATCACTACGCACCTGCGCGACGCGCGCGCCATGCTGCGGTATATCGAGCTGCGACCGACCATCACGGGCGCCGACCTGCTGGCCGCGCTCAACATGGGCGGGCGCCTGACCTATACGCCGGGTCGCGGGCTCGACTACACCACCGGCCAGTATTGGTCGATGGAGTACCGCGCCGCTGCGTGCCGCGTGTTGTCGAGCGTGATCTGGGACTACCTGCGCAGGGGCGCAAGCGCGACCGACGGCGACGCCATCCGCCGCGCGGCACGGCGCGAGCTGGGCGCCAGCATCGCCCGCCGGTGGTTCCGATGAGCCCGCAACACACGCCCGCGCCTTGGCGCATTGGTGACGCGGGCATGACTGTATTTGGCCCGCCGAACGGCAACCCCTCGCCGGAAACCGTCGCGGCAACCCGTAACCGTGCCAACGCCCGCCTGATCGCCGCCGCGCCTGAGCTACTCGCCGCGCTGGAAGTCATCGCGCTAGGCAATACCGACCCCGACCAAATGGTGGAGATTGCCCGCGCCGCTATTGCCAAGGCCGCAGGGGGTGCAGCATGAGCTCGCAACGCTGGGAAGTGCTGACCCTTATTGGCAACCATTGGGAAAACGTCTGGCAGCTCGACGAGCAACCCGAAACGTTCGACAGCTACGGCGACGCCGACGCTGCACTGGCGGAGCACCTGCGGGACTGCCAGTGGGCAGTCGATGCTGGACACCTTGACGAAATGCCATCGCGCGACGCGTTCCGCATTGCGCCGCACGTTCCTGACCTTTTGACCGCGTAAACCATAACCAACTGGAGACCATAGACTATGAAAACTGCAACAATCGCCGCGCTCGCCGTGGCTACCCTTACCACCACGGCGCACGCTGACGTGTTCGCTACCGGCCCCATGGCCGACGACCGCGACGGGCGCGTGGTGCTCACTACTGAAATATGCGCGCAGAAGCTCGACACGTTGGCGCTCGGCACCAATAAAAGCGCCCTAGATGGGCTGCGCCGCGCGTTCTACTATACGGGCGCGGGCGTGACTAACGAGGGCTGTTGGAAGCATGAGGCCGGGACCGTGCTGCTGGTGTGGCCGACTGAAAACATCATCCGCCGTCGGCCTATTAAAAACTTTAAGCTAGAGGCCGCCGCAGTAGGGCCGACGTGGGACACGTTCCGGTGATCCGCTGGCTGCGCGGCCTCTGGCGCCGTCTGGAGGCTGCGCACCATTACGAGTGGCGCCGCGTGCCGCCGCCTAACTGGCGCGCGCGGCGCTGGGGTCGCGACTATATGTGACGCAACACTATGGGGTGACAGTATGCACAACCTTACAACGCTAGAGGCTATCGAATTCGAGCGCGACATAGGCCGACCGCCTGACCCGCCCATCGACCCCGAGACCATGTACAGAACGCCCGAGCGCGAGCGCTGTACGCTCAGTACGGACGAAATGCGCGCCATCCTGGGCGAGTACGACAGCGCCCACAGTACGCCTGAGCACGCGCCCGCAGTAGGCGACGCCATCGACCCCGACCATTACAAGGTGGGCGGCATCGAGACCATCGACTACATGCGCGCCAAGAGTACGCCCGAGGAGTTCGAGGGCTACTTGCGCCTGTCGGCGCTCAAGTACCTGAGCCGCGTCGGACATAAGAACGGCGACCACGACGCCGCGCGAGCCGAGGAGTATAAAAAAGCGCGCTGGTTCATCGACCGACTGATACAGGAGATAGACCCATGAGCGCGCCCGTAGACCGTGACGAGCTCTCGCGTGTGGTCAAGCTCTACACCGAGGCCGTGTATAAGCTGCTGCACTACGAGGCGGCGCTGCACACCATCGCCAACATGAGCCGCGACCGTTGCGAGGACGCGCACGCCATCGCACGGCGCGCGCTGGAGCGCGTGAACGATGGCACGGCTAACAGTCACTGAGTGGTGGAGACGACGGCTGGGTCGATGGATCGACCTTGCGCGCAAGGATGCGCGCCGGCCTTGCTGGAACCGACCGCCGCCGCTCACCGCGCGGGCCACAGTACGCGCCCGCTACAATCAACTAAAGGCAAAACAGCGTGATCTACTTACTCTTGACTATAGCCGCCGCCGTGCTGATTGACTGGTTATTTTCCGACCACTGAGAGCACGGGCTCCAAGCCCTCGGCCATCCGTCGCAGCTCTGACTTGCCAAGGGTTGCAAACTGCGGGTGAGCAAAGACGTGCTTTTTGGTCGGAAACTCGCGCGAGTGCAAGCGCCCGCAATCAACCCAGCCCGCATCGCGTAGCGCGTGCATGAGCGCTGCTTGCACGACCTTGACGCCTGACGGCGCGAGGCCTTGCAGACGGTCGCAGATGGAGTAGAAGGGCGAGGCGATGACGCCGCGCGCAAAGTCGCCCTGCCGCGTGCGGATCATTTCGACAAGGAACGACTCGGCGGTACTCATGGCCGACTCGATCATAATGAGCTTGGCCTCAGTCATCGGCGGCGCGGCGCCAGGGTTGAAGGCCGACACGTCACGGGCATCGAGCCACGCGGCGACGGCTTGGAAGCCACCCGCGTAGTACCAGCTCCAGAGCGCGCGCGCCTCGGCGGGCGGCATACGGTCGGCGTCTGACCAGACGACGAACCAGCGGCGATCGTCTGATGGGAGGCTGATCGCGGCGCGCTCGTTGCTGAAGGACACGACGAACACGCGGTTGAGCGCCTCGTACGGGTGCAAGCCTTTGCGATTGACCGTGAGCAGCTCAGGCGGCGCGGCGATAATGGGCTTGAGGCTGTTCTCTAGCGCCCGACGGTCGCGCGCCTCGGCCTGTCGCAGCTCGTTAATGACGATGACCTCGGACTCCAGCGCGTAGCCCCACTGACTGTTAAGCTCCTCGTTGCGTACCGTGGTGACGTTGACGCGCTGGTCGCCGCCAATAGACCAGAAGAACGGCGCCCAGAGCGTGTCCTTACCACTGCCAGGCTTGCCGGCGTGCAGTACGGCATGGTTGATCTTTTGGTTGGCGTGCTGGCGCTTAAAGGCCATCACATCGAGCACATGCTCGCGCTCGGCGGGGTCTGGGATCATGCGCTCGGCGTGGGCAAGCCATGGGCCCACATCGCCTGCACTGACAGTAGGTCGAGCGTCGCGCCAGCGGTTGCCGTAGACGACACCGTTACGGCTAACAAGGATGGACTCGCCAGCGGCGAACGTGACGCCTGCGAGCACATGCGCGCCCATG